AGGCGTGTAGAGATGGCAGATAAAAAATACTACTTTGAACAGATTGTCGAGTACAAAAATTTAGATGGTAGTCGAGGTTGGATTCTCAAAGTAAAGGAAAAGAAATGAAAAAGTTCCAAGAATATCTTGATGAAGCACCAAGGATTCCCAGAAAGAAGGGACAACCTGCTGGTAGTGACAAACACTCTGACCTTTACACAGATGAAAATCCGAAGGGAACGATACATGGTCTAAAGTTTGCAACTGTCAAAGATGCAGAAGCAAGTGTGAGAAAGATTGAGAATAGTGGAAAGAAACACGCACACAAAATACAGGCTGCAATCGCAATGGAACAACGAGCAAGAGTGATGGGAAAGAAAACAGTCGCATCAATCTTCAAGTCTGCAAAAGCAGGATTAAGGAAAGCGCACAATGCCAAGACACGCAAGAAAAAGAGGACGAAAAAGAAAGGCCGCTAAGAAAAGGCCAGTACCAACAAACCCAACTCTTTATGCTAGAGTAAAAGCCGAAGCAAAGAGAAAGTTTAAGGTATACCCTTCCGCATATGCAAATGGGTGGTTAGTAAGAACATACAAGAAACGAGGCGGACGTTTCAGAATGGGAGTAAAAAGAAGATGATAGATTATATCAAAGAGACACTTCTTCAGTTTTGGAATATCATTACAGGTAAAGACAAAAACTGGGACGGCTCAGTCGATATCAAAGACAAGATGATAGAAGCTGAAGAAAAAGGAAAGTAAATGCCAGGACATAGTGGTGGACTAACTAAATGGTTCAAAGAAGGTTGGGTAGATATATCCAGACCTCGTAAAGGTGGTGGATACGCTCCTTGTGGAAGAAAGTCTGCAAGAAAAAGTAAAAGAGGCTATCCTAAATGTGTACCTGCGAGCAAAGCTAGACGAATGACTAAAGCACAGATTCGTTCAGCAGTCAGAAGAAAAAGAGCAGCAGGTAATCCTGGTGGTAAACCAAGAAATGTGGCAACTTTTGCAAAGAGAGGTAGAAAGAAGAAAAGAAAAACTACTAGAAGACGCAGAAGATGATAAACAAAAGAAAACACAAGAAGTATATCAGAAACAAAGATATTTATAAAACGGCTGGAGCAGCTCGTAAAAGAGCAAGAAGGCTAGGTTTAAAAGGCATACATTCTCATGGCAGAGGAAAAGCTAAGAGATTTATGCCAGGTAGTTCTCACGGAGTATACGAGAGGGCTTTGAGGAGAAAGAAGAATGGCTAGACAAGGCGGTTTTTTAAGCGGACCAAGTAGACATAACACTCAAAAGATTCGTAAACATAGACTCAAATTAGGAGTTACAAGAGATATGAATGCAGCTGCAGGAGCTTTAGTTAATACTAAAAACCCTAATGGCATAGAAGCGTTTAGATATTCAGCGGCACCAAAAGGAATGGGGCCTAGGTATGGTAAAACAAAAAATCCACCTAGAGCAAGATTTCCAGGTAGACGAAGAAGAAGATAAATGAAAGTAAGCATAGTTCAAACTAGAAACTTTCTATCAAGGGAAGAGTGTCAAAATATAATAAATAGTTTTCATACTTGGGAACGAGATTATATTAAGAATGATACAGCAAGACCTGAAAAAACTTTTAGTAAAGAAGAGCTAGACGCTAATACTGAAATAGACCCAGAGGGATATAAAATTAGACAAGTCTCTCAATCTCCTACTGATTACATTACAGAATGGGACGGACTCCCAGTTTACAGATGTAAAGTCATGAAGTATGAAGAAGGAGATTTTGTTGAAGAACATAGAGACAGTCTTTGGATGTGCCAGAGTAATTACTGGAAACCTAATACTAATAAACAAGCTAAAGATTTGATGGTAATACCGTTAAATGATGATTATGAAGGTGGAGAGTTTACAATAAATGGTACAGAAATAAAACAGGAAGTAGGTACTGTAATCCAAATGCCTCAATCAGGTATTCCTGGATTTAGACCACGACCAAAGCATGGAGTTAAAAAAGTAACAAAAGGTACTAGATACTCCATGGTATTTTGGAATTTTCAATAATGGCACTTACAGCAGCAGAGAAAGCAAGGTTAAAACGAGTAGGACTCTCAGGTTTAAACAAACCAAAAAGAACTCCTAACCACAAAACCAAAAAAGCAGTTGTTGCTGTAAGAGTTGGTGGTAAAATAAAAATAATTAGATTCGGAGCGCAAGGCATGGGTCATAATTATAGTCCAGAAGCTAGAAGAAGTTTCAAAGCAAGACACGCTAAGAATATTGCTAAAGGTAAATCTTCAGCAGCTTGGTGGGCAAATAAAGTCTTTTGGGCAGGAAAAGGTGGAAGTAAAAAGCGACCACCAAAATCCCAAAAGCATGTTAAAGGTATTAAAAGAAGAAGAAAAACAACTCGAAGAAGGAGAAGATAATGCAAAAAGTAAGTGGACAAAAACTTTGGTTAGATGAAGGAGTAGTACATGCTACAAAATTTTTAAGCACTTTTATAAAGAAAGAAGAATTTAGAGAACTATCAGAAGCCGAAGCAAAATTTAAACAACTAGCAGCTTCATATTTATACTTATACCACAAGGCACAAGAGCATGGTCTCTTGGACGAGGACACACTAGATAACTTTTTTACTGACGAGATTATACATTGATAGAAATTAGTAGAAAAGACATAGTATCCGATAACTTGATGGCTTTTCAAGAGCAATCAAGATTTATTAAGTTACCTATGGAAGGGTATCTTGAACTATTAGGTATCACACCTAACACTTCACAACATGCAATCATCAATGCAATCAATAATCCTAAATATCGTTTTGTATGCGCAGCTGTCTCTCGAAGACAAGGCAAAACATATATTGCAAATATTATAGGTCAGTTAGTCACTTTAGTTCCAAACTGTAATGTTTTACTTATGTCGCCTAACTACTCATTATCTCAAATTTCTTTTGATTTACAAAGACAACTAATCAAACATTTTGATTTAGAAGTATTGAGAGATAATGCAAAAGATAAAGTTATTGAATTATCAAATCATTCTACTATTCGTATGGGGTCAATCAATCAGGTAGACTCTGTTGTTGGTAGAAGTTATGATTTAATTATATTTGATGAGGCAGCACTTGTAGATGGCAAAGATGCGTTCAATGTCGCACTTCGTCCTACACTAGATAAAGAAAACTCAAAAGCACTATTTATATCTACTCCTCGTGGTAGAAATAACTGGTTTGCAGAGTTTTGGTATAGAGGCTTTTCTGATGAATACCCACAATGGGCAAGTGTAAAAGCTACTTACCACGAGAATCCAAGACTATCTGAAGAAGATATTGCTGAAGCAAGGAAAACCATGTCTGAAGCAGAATTTAATCAGGAATATATGGCAGACTTTAATGTATTTGAAGGTCAAGTTTGGGCTTTTAATCACGAGGAGTGTGTCTCAGACTTGGCAGAACTAGATACCAGTCGTATGGATGTTTTCGCAGGACTCGACGTGGGATATAAAGACCCTACAGCGTTATGCGTTATTGGATACGACTGGGACTCTGAACAATTTTATTTATTAGATGAGTATTTAGATAGTGAAAGAACAACAGAGCAGCACGCTATTGAGATACGAAAGATGATAGATAAATGGGACATAGATTATATTTATATTGATTCAGCTGCTCAACAAACAAGATTTGACTTTGCACAGAACTATGATATTACTACTATTAATGCAAAGAAATCAGTACTAGACGGAATAGGTTATGTAGCTGGTGTAGTAGATAATGATAAATTAACGGTAGACCAAAGATGTAAAGAAGCACTATGGGCACTAGACCAATATCAGTGGGACCCAAACCCTAATTTACTTAAGGAAAAACCAAAACATAACGCAGCATCTCACATGGCTGATGCCCTTCGTTATGCGCTCTATTCATTCGAGGTAAGTGCTACAACTTTCTAGTCTACTCCTTGAAAAAATAGTTCTTGACAACAGGTAAAAATTTTGTTAAAATTCATATATGAAGTAGGTTTATGACTTTAAAGAGAGATTTGATAAAGTATGTTCGTGACAAAGCTAAGTCGCAGTATAAGAAAGACACGCATTGTTACATTTGTGGAAGTACAGAAACTCTGGACTTTCATCACTTTTACGGTCTGACCGAGTTATTTGAATCATGGTGTAAAAAGAAAGGAATCACCATTAAGACCGAAGATGAAATACTAGCACAAAGAGAAGTATTCATTGAAGAGCATAGAACGGAAGTTTACGAAAGTGCTGTTACACTATGTCACATGCATCATTTAAAACTGCATAACATATACGGTAAACGCCCAAAACTATTAACAGCAGAGAAACAACGCAATTGGGTGGAGATACAAAGGAAAAAACATGGCATGGTATGATAGATTTTTAGGAATAGATAGAGAGGAAAAAGAAAATCCTGCTCAGTATATTATTTCTAGAGACCAAGGACTAACAGTAGATACTCGTGAAAATACTCTAAGTTATAGAAATGCTTATGAGACATTAGAAATAGTAAACAGAGGTGTCAACATGATAGTGGACGATACTGCTGAAATACCTTATGATGTCGGAACAAAGATAGAAGGAATAAATCCTATTAAGAAAAGTTTACGAAGAACAAGAGTAGAATTATTACTTAATCAGGAACCTAATCCATTTCAAGATGTAAGTACATTTAAAAGAAATCTGATAATTGACTTATTGATTGATGGAAACATCTTTGTATACTTTGATGGTGCACATCTGTACCATCTTCCAGCAGAGCATGTAACTATCGAGACAGACGAGAATACATATATTAAGAAATTTGTGTATGACCACTCGGTAGACTACAGTCCATCAGAAATAATTCATATTAAAGAGAACAGTTTTAACTCCATTTATCGTGGAGTTCCAAGACTAAAACCAGCACACAGAACTATGATGCTTATGCAGAATATGAGAAAGTTCCAAGATAACTTTTTCAAGAATGGAGCGGTTCCCGGCTTAGTTCTTAAAAGCCCTAATACTTTGAGCGAAAAGATAAAAGAAAGAATGATCCAATCGTGGACAACTCGATATAGACCAGATTCCGGAGGAAGAAGGCCTTTAATACTAGATGGAGGAATAGAAATAGACCAAATCTCTAACACTAATTTTAGAGACTTAGATTTTCAAGATGCAATTCAAGAAAATGAAAAAATTATTTTAAAAGCTCTGGGAATTCCTCCTATAATGTTAGACTCTGGCAACAATGCTAATATTCGTCCTAACATGAGAATGTATTATTTGGAAACTATACTTCCAATAGTTAAGAAGGTAAATTATGGTTTTGAAAGGTTCTTTGGATTCGATCTTAGAGAGGACATAAGCGATGTTCCTGCTTTACAACCTGAGCTTAGAGATGCTGCGGCATACTATACTGCTCTTGTAAACGGAGGAATTATTTCCCCTAATGAAGCCCGAGATCATATGGGCTTCGAAGTCGCAGAGGGACATGATGATATAAGAGTACCTGCAAACATCGCAGGTAGCGCAGTAAACCCAGATGAGGGCGGACGCCCGGAGGAACAAAATGCCGATGAAGATTAGGCTGCGACAAAAGCAGTCCATAGCAAATCAAATTGCAGATTTTCTTAAAGAAGAAGGAGAGCTGCTTAACAAAGTGACTTATAGTGCACATACAGGAGCTCCTGTTCGGTATGCACTTATTCAAAAGTTTTTTGGGACGTATGAAGGCTTACTTGCCTACTTAGAAACATTTCGTCCAGACGCCTTCCCTTCCTTGGAAGAGGATGCAAGAGCAGAAGATCCTTTAGAGTCCCTATCTAAAAAATCTACTGCTACAGGATAGTTTAAATGAATAAAATCTTTAATCTAACTTCAACCTTTAAAAGTTCAGCTTTAGAAGATGGTAGTGCAATGATTCGAGGGATGGCGAGCACTTCAGATTTTGATAGGGCCGGTGATACGATCATGCCTGATGCATGGACTAAAGGAAATGGTTTGAAGAATTTTGAGAATAATCCCATAATTCTTTTCAATCATGATTATAATAGACCTATAGGTCGAGCAACCGGACTAAAAGTT